CAGTACGGATCGAGCCCCGCCCAGTGCTCGTGCCAGAGGAACGCGGTCGCGATGTCGTGCTCGTCGCTCGACATGCGATCCTCGATCGCCTCGTCGTCACCGGCGCCGTCGAGCGGGGTGTCGCCCTCGGGAAGCTCACCCGCGCTCGTGCGCTGGTACTCGATCGTCACGGTGATCGCGCGGTAGTGCAGCGCGTACCCGTCGAGCGCGTTGACGCCCTCCTCGACAGGCACGGGGCCACCAATGCGAACACGCACCCGGCGCTCGCTTGCTGCGTCGAGCGCGAGCAGATCGGGCGCGGTCTTCGTGAACCGCCCCGATGCGATCGGGTAGGCGCCGTATGCGTCGAAGAGAACCGCCTCAAGCCGCGCTCTCAGCGAGTCGAGGATCACGACTTGGGCACCAAGTAGCAGCGACCAGAGCCGCTGCCGAGAACGATGATCGACGCATTCCCCGCCGCTGGGTGTCGGTAGGTCCAGCCAGTCTGGTACACGCCACCGCTGCCGCTGCTGCCGCTCGCAGGCTCAGCGGCGGTTCCTCCGCTGCGGATCGACACCGACGTCACACCGTCGAGCGCGACGACGTAGTAGCCCTCTGGCAGGTTCGACAGCGTCGCAGCGGTCGTGGTCACGTCGAGGCGGTAGAAGGTGGCGCTCCCGGGGATCGCCCACACCGCCATAAATTCGCCGTCTGCCTTGCTCATGCTCAGCCCCGGATGAGGTTGATGGTTCGATTGAATCCCTCGTTGCTCTCGACCGCGCCGTCTTGGTCGTCGTCGAAAGCCCGCGAGGTGAGTAGCTGCGTCAGCTCGACGTCGAGCCGTTGGCGCAGGTCATTCGCCTGCGCTCTGCTCTCGTCGCTCGCGCCCTGCTCCGCGACGATCAGGCGCACCATGATCGCGTGCGGCTGCGTCAGGTCGATCGCGCCCACGAGCCCGCCGGGGTCATGCTGCTGCGCGATGCGCGCGACGATGCGCTCCCATGCGAGCGAGATCACCGAGGGCCACCATGTGCCCGCCGCCGCGCGCTTGAGTAGCTGCGGATCGAGGTCGCGAACGTGCTCGAGCGTGAGCCCGGTCGTCAGTCTGTACCGGGTGACGTCGAACTCGACGCTGACCACCGGACGCGTTGCGGCGCTCACGGTGTACGTGATCTCGACGCGACACCCGCGACGGACCGAGGCGCATGCTGCCGCACTCACTGCACACGAGACGCGCGTCGAAACGACGGACGCACCCGAGGCGTGCGAAAGTGCCAGCGGACGCGCGAGCGTCGCTGTGGTACCGCTGAGACCGCGAATCGTCACCCACTCGCCGCCGACGATCTCGGCGCCGGTCAGCAGGTAGCGACGACCGATCGTGACGCCGGTCGCGCTCGTCAGGCTGATCGACTGCGCGCCCTGCGACGCACCGGATGACAGCGTCGTCGAGACGCTGTCGACCGTCGCGGTACCGCTCGCGAGCACGGCCCCCGTCTCGCTCTTGACCTCGAAGGCCGGCGAGGCGTCGGGGCGCTCGTCGAGTTCATCCGTGACGATTGTTCCGCCGACGTCGAGTTGCAGGCTCCGGTAGGTCACTTGCGTCCGTTTGCGTTGCTGCGGTCAGGCTCGACCGCTTGCTTGATCGGCACTTCTTCGACGAGCCAGCGGTCGCCGGTCTTCGCGCGCATGTCCGCCCATCGCGTCGTGTGCACGCCCTTGCCCCACTGACGGAGCACGACCATCGCTTCTTCGATCGGCAGCTCGACGCCCTCGCGGGTGATCTCGCGAAAGCGGTAGAGCGGCTGTCCGCGCTGCGATCGCGCTTCGCGAGCCGTGCCAGTGAATGCGTTCTGGTACTCGGGTGGATCTTCGCGCGTCGGCGTGATCGTCCCGACCTTCGCCGCGAGCACCTTCCCGCGCTTCTCCTCGGGCAGTTCGCGCCCGTTGGGATCGCAGTGTGGAGGCGTCGCGCGCTCGACGAGACGCAGTCGAATCGTCGACACCGACATCGCGCGCATCGCGCGCAGCGCAGCGTCCTGCTGCTCCGCAATCGGTGCGGTGATCGCCTCGGTGAGCACGCGCCCGCCGCTCTCGATCACGCGCTGCACCTCGGCCTCGACGTAGTCCGAGCGCGACTCGCGTGCGGTTGTGCCCCAACGCGACAGGAACACTTCATCCTGCGCGAACTGCTGCTTCGCCATCGTGTGAACTCTCCTGCAACCCGCCCCTGAATCTGCGCGGTGGTTTGCGTCGTCCGCTTGCGACGTTGTGCGGTGATTGCGTTGCGCTCACCGCGAGCGCATCAGCGACCGAAGATCGTCAGCAGAAAGGTCTGCGCCGAGAGGTCGGTCGCGTTCGCGACTTCGTCGCCGCCGTCCGCAGCGCCCGCGTCGTACACGAGCACCTTCGACGTCGCGGGAGCGCCAGCGCTGGCGCGATCGAACGATGCGATGTAGCGCCCGCCGTCCGCGCTGCCGACGATGTTGTCGACGATCGCGAAGTAGCTGGACAGGTTGAACGTGTCGCCGCCCGTCGCGTAGGACGACGAGCCGGCGACCGAGAGCGTGATGCAACGACCGTTCGAGCCCTCGATCTTCGAGAGCACGGTCGGGCTGGACATGGTTCCCATGTGTGGTGCTCCGATCGATCAGGTGAGGTTGATGATCTTGCCGTGCTTGTTGCGCGACTTGACCTTGTGAGCGACGGCGAACGAGAGCTGCCACTGCTCGTTCTCGGGGTTGCCGACGATCGGCACCACCTCGAGGTCGCGGTGGATGAGCAACTCGATGTCGCGGATGTCGACGAGGTAGAGCTCGGTCGACGTCATCGTGGGGATGACTTCGATCGGCAGGTTGTTGAACGTCATCTTCTCCGCGACGAAACCGAGGTCGGTCGAGTCGGCGGCGAAGCGAACGAGGCGGTTCGCGGCGGTGCCGTTGCCGGCGCCGACCGTGTTCTGGTACGCCTCGAACTGGTTCGGCGGCATGAGCCAGTGCGTGCTCTTCGCGCCGCGAGCGACGCCGGACACGCTCGCGCTCTTCATCTCGCGGTGAAGTGTCTGGAGCATCGCGATCGTGAGCGCGGCGCTCGACGCGTCGTTCTCCTCGCTGGCCCAGATTGAGTACGTGCCCTGCGCGAGGTTCGCGTAGGTGCCTGTCGAGTCGATGATCGCAGCAACGCCGCGATCTTGCGTCGAGCCCATAAGTTGATCTTCGAGCCCCTTGAAGAGGTCGGACTCGGCGAGCATCGACTCAGCCTGTGCGACGTCCTGGTGGTAGCCGGACTTGCGGAGGTTGTCGCGGACGTGGCCGCTCATCCCCCACACGTCACGGACGTAGAACGCCGAGAGCTGCGCCTGCACGTAGGTCTGACGACCCGATACGGGCGGCGCCTGTCCCTCGCTGAACACCTCGAACGAGGAGTTCGAAGCGGTCGCGACGTTCCACTGGAACGGCGAGGGACCGACTCCGTCCTTCACGCAGCCCGCAGCGCGGAGCAGGTTGAGGTACGGAGTGTCACGAAACAGAAGGTCGACGAGCTCAGGCGAAACGTTCTGCTTGAGCAACGCCGAGAGAACGGACGTTGAAACGGCCATGTGGCCTCTTGAAAAGTGGTGCTAGCGAGCGACCCTTTCAGGCGCCCTTCGCGTTCTTGTGTGCGATGCTGAGCAGAGCGCCGCCGACCGCAGCCGTGGCACCCTCCTTGGTCTTGAAGTCGTGCTTGGGGGGAGCGGGAGGCGCGCCGGTCGCAGCAGTCGGAGGAGCGCCGGAGCCCTGCGCGACAGGAGCGCTCTTGCGCAAGTGCGGCTTGCTCTCGACATAGGACGTCACAAACGCGTCCGCGTCTTTCGCGTCTGCGCCCTGTCCGAACACAACGCGGTCGCCATCGATGCGCGCGCCGCGGTTGATCACGAGTTCGACGATCTCGTCAGGGTCGACGGCGTTCGCCTTCGAAGCCGCAGCAGAGAGCGCACTGCGAATCTTCTCGCTCGTGTACTTCGCCTCGTTCTGCTCGGCCTTCGTGCGCCACGTCGTCGCTTCCTTCTCGACTTCTCCGAGCTTCGCGCGCGCCTCGGCGAGCTCTCGCTCGAGGTTCGCGACGCGAACAGCAACGTCATCGCCGGCGTCGGTCTCGGGCTTTCGTGCGCCCTTGGCCGCGGCGATCTTGCTCTTGATGTCTGCCATCGATCAGTCCTCGCTTGGCGCTTCCGCGCCTGCCGCTTCTGCGATCGCCACGTTCGCAGCGTCCGCCGAGATCAGGTATTCGGCCTTCGAGCCGTCGCTCATCTCGCACGAAATCGTGATGCTGCTGTCCTCGGCCTGCGTCGCGGTGAACGACGCGCACTGCGGGAGCAGTCCGAACAGCGCGACTGCGGCCATCGCAGCCACCGCCTCGCTCTCGGGGTCCATCATCTCTGGCGCCGCCGCATCCTGCGCGGGCGCTTGCTCTTGTGCGGGCGGCGCGTCCTGCGCCATCGGGTCCATCGTCATCGCTTCACCTCTGCGGCGCGCACCGCCGCGTTTGCCAGTTCGCGCGCTCGCGCGATCAATCCGTCAGCCTCGACAGGCAACGCGTACACGTCGCCGCGAGAGAGTTCGCCGAACCCGACGCGCTCCAACGTCACGACGTAGCGACGCGATCCGTCTGCACCGGGTCCAGGTCGAACATTGTGAATCTCGACGCGCGCGCCAGGGACAGCGCAGCGCAGCGCGGACAGCACCTCGTCGTGTGTCCACAGCCAACCATCGTCTCGCTGTGTGATCACTTCCGCCTCGCGACGAACGAGCGCGTCGAGCGCAGTTCGCTGAGCAGTTGCCCGGTCAATTGCCCCATCGGCTTGCCGGGGTAGTTCTTGCGCTTCCATGCGGCGTACCGCTTCGTGAGAGGCTTCGAAGCCCACACTGCGGCGAGATCACCGCCTGCGTTCGCGATGCGCTCGATCACGACGCCCTTGATCTCGTCTTCGACGACGCGCCAGAACTCTGCCTTCGTCGGCGCGCGCGTCGATCCGACGTAGCGTTGACCGGCAGCGACGGCGCGGCCTTGCATGTACGGCGTCACGAGCAACACGGGCCTGCCGCGCGCCTCGAGCCCGTACTGGATCTTGATCTGCGACAGCTCCGATACGCCGCCAAGGTCGATTGCAGTCGTCCCTGCGATCTCGCCCAGCCACTTCGCGGTTGCGTCGAGTCGCGGCGTCGAAACCTGCGCCCCGCTTCGTGGTCCGCCGACGCGCGGCGTGCCGACTCTAGGCGGGGACGCCATCGCTCACCGCGGGTTGTGCGCTCGCGCTCGCGACGGGCGCTGCGGGCGCTTGTGGTGCGGTCGCGGGACGGTTGCGCAGCGGCAGCAGCATCGCGTCGATCTTGGTCGCATCGAACGTCGGGAACGCCTCGCCGATGATCGCGCGCGCCGTGTCGACGGGCAGCGTGCCAGCAGCGACGGCGGTGATGATCTCGAGCAACGATCCGACCTGCGCGCCGTTGAGCGCGGTGTCTGCGACCGCTGCAGTGTCGGTCGGGACCGGAGCAGCGACCGGCGACGTGTCGACCGGCGCGGGATTGCTCGCGTTGTCCACGACTTGCTGCAGACCGGTCACCTCGTTCTGCGCGCGCAGTCGCTTCACCGCGAGCTCCGCGCTGCTCGTCGCGAGGTCTTCGCTGTAGATCGCGTCGATCTCGTCTGAGACTTCGGACAGTCGCGCGTCGTCGAGCGAGAGCGCCGAGTCGGCGAGCTGCTTCACCGCCTCGCGTCGCGCGATCGTCCCGATCTCGACCGGGGCCGAGAGCAGTTGCAGCGCGCGCTGGAGATCTTCGAGCGGGTCACTCAGCGTGATCCGCTTGGGGTACGTCACGCGCAACTCCGCGTCGCCGCGCCCAGCCATGAGCGCGAGCAGCCGCAGTGTCGCGGTCTCCCACCGCTGGAGGTTGCGAGCAAAGCGCTTCGCCCTCGACTCGAAGTCGCGCGAGCGAATGCGCAGCGCCTCGCCGCTCTGCACCTGCGCGCTCTGATCCGCGGCGAGCTCGAGTCCGGCGCAGCGCATTGCCCACTGGAACGCGAACACGACCTGTTCCCTCATCACCCGCTGGCTGTTGCCGCTGGGTTCGATCCATGAGGGGACGCCGCTCGCGCTGTTGTACCCGAGGGCGTTCGAGGTGCCGACCTTGCGCGTCGCCGCGTCGTCGAGCTGTCCGCCCGTCGATGCGAGCGGGATCGCGAGGAACGGGAACGCTGCGTTGCGATCGATCTCGTCGATCCACGACAGGCGGTTGAAGATGGAGCGCGCCGCGTCTGCAACGTCCGAGACAAGCGAGACGCCCATCGGGCACTCGCTCGAAGTCTCGCGCTCGTAGAACGCGAACGTCACCGGGATCTCGCCAGCGAGCACCGCAGGGAGCGGGCCACTCGCGACGAGTGGGAGTCCTTCGATCTGATCGCCGATCGAGTTGCGACGACTGACCGACCCGCGCCGTACTTCCCAGCCTCCCGGCTGCTCTGCGGTCGTGGCGCGCCACACGCGCACCTCGACGTCAGCCGTTGAGTCGCTCGACAGGTCGGAGCGGTACGGCGTCGAGACGTACGCAAAGAGCGTGATGCGCCCCTCGTGTGACTCGACCGCAACCCAAGCGCTCGGGTGCACCGTCACGACGTACGGTTGAATGCGCCGCTCGCGTCGCTGTGCCTCGCTGAGCGAGGACACGTCGACCGAGGGAGCGTCAACGATCGTCGCAACGACGCCATACGTCGCAGCCCAGGTTGCGACCTGCTCCGTCACTTCGCCCCACGACGAGCCGCTGCGATCGACGTCGTCGACGAACTCCGCGATCGGGGTGAGATCGCGCTGGATGCCCTGCGTGACACCGTCTGCGTACGCTTTGACCACGGGTGCGACGATGTTGACGTAGCTCGCGAGCGCGCACCGCTTCGCGAACTTCGTGTCCGACTCGCCATCGTGCGGCACGAGGTACGAGAGCGCGACGGCGCTGCTCAGCACCGGTCGTCCCGTCTCGTCCACTGCGCCCTGCACGGACCACGTCAGACGCGCGGACGCGATCGTCGTCGCGCTCGGAGCGTGCCAGTATCGGCCACCGAGATACGCGTCGCGCAGGTAGGTCCAGTGCTCGCGCGTGAGGTCGTAGGTCTCTCGGGTGGTCATTGCTATGCACTGGTCAGCGCCATGACCGCGTACCTGAGCGCGTCCATCGCGTGATTGTTCTTGTCCTCGGGCTCTTCGCTCGGCCCGCCTGCGCCCGCGCGATACTGGTAGGTCTCCAGCTCGCGAATGACGTTCACGCAGCGATCCGACACGATGAGTCGCGGGCGTCCGCGCTCGTCGCGTTGCTGGAGCTGACGACGCACGCGCCGCACTCCCTCGCTGATCGCGTTGTCCGCGTTGTAGACGACGGGGCGACCACCGAGGTATCGGCGCAGGGAGTTGATGTAGCCTGGCTCGCTTGGGTCCGCTGCGAACCACGACAACGCGTGCTGATCGCGCAGCGTGCGGGCTCGAGGGAACCAGCCCTGCTCGTCGGTCGTGACGTTGCTCGCATAGAGCTCGTCGACGATCACGACGGTGTTCGCGCCTGTGCGTCCTGCGACAATCCACGCGCTCGGATCGCTCCAACCCCAATCGACGCCGCAGCCGGTCGCATGGAACGACCAGCGACCATTGAGCTTGTAGAGTCGCTCGATCTCAGCGTGCGGCACGACGTGCGCGACGCGCAGGAACTCGGGGTACACGAGCCCTTTGCGAGCCTTGGGCGACTGCTGAAACAGCGAGTCCCAGTCGTATTCACCGACCTCGGCGCGCTTGCGCTCCAGCTCGGAGATGGGCCATCGCTCGGGCCACAGGGCGCGCCCCTCCGCGTCGATCGCCGGTAGAGAGACGATCTCCCACTCGGTTTCCTCGTCGCGCGAGAGACGGCCGATCAGGTCGTCGCGGTGCCAGCGAGTGTGGACGATGAGCGCAGAGCCTCCAGGCTCGACGCGGGTCATCGCGGTGGACGTGAACCATTGGAACGTACGCTCTCGAATGAGCGCAGAGTCCGCGTCCTGGCGGTTCTTGAACGGGTCATCGACGACGAGCAGCCGCACGCCGTGACCCGTGAGCGGACCGCCTACGCCCGTCGCGAGGACGCCGCCACCCTGGGGCGTGCGCCACTCGTGGGAGGCCTTGGAGTCCTGTCGTAGCTCGACGCCGGCGGAGAGCGCGTAGTCTCGAATCTGCTTGCTCTTCGACCGCGCGATGTCCGCTGCGTAGCTGACGTAGGCGATTGTCCACTCGGGATGTCGCGCGAGCAGTCGAGCGATGCCGTGCAGCACCGTCTCGGTCTTGCTGTGTCGCGGCGGAACCGAGACGCAGGCGCGGACCGCAGAGCGCTCGACGCGATCGAACGCGCTCAGCAGCGGACCGAGGTGATCGGGCGCGGTGAACGCGGGCGTGATGCGCGGGACGAAGTCACGGAGTGGAAGACTCCGAACCGTCGCCTTCGTCCGCCTCGCCTGCTCGCTCTTGATCGCTCGGAGTAGGTCCGCCACGTCTTCGCGCTCGCTCGATGATCGCTGCCACCGTCGCGAGCTCTTCGTCTGTCGCGCCCTGCAACGCGGACGAGAGCCCGCTGATTGCCTCGGTGCGCGCTTTGATCAGTGCTGTCTCTGCGCGTGCTTTCTCTCGTCGCAGCTTGCGCTCTGGCAGATCGTCGCGTCGCTGCGTCAGAAAGATCGCAGCGCGTGAGTCCTTCTCGGCGTGCTTGCGCAGCGTCGCGAGATTCGCAGCGGTGCCGCGCGCAATGGCTTGCTCGTGCTCGTCGACAAGCTTCGCGATCCCTGAGTGGAAGCGGTCTCCCGCGAGAATGCGACGCTTCCACTCGCACCATGTCGGCCATGCGAGACCTGCGAAGTGCGCGGCCTCTTTGCACGTCATGCCGACGCTCAGCGCGTCGAGAAAGCTCTTATGGATCGCTGCTGAGTACGCGGGCGTTCTGCTCATGGTTTGCCCTCGCGCGAAGCGGGGTTGTTGGAGCGTCCGGGTCGGGATCGAACCGCCGCCTACGTCTTGGGGACGTCGTGCCACCGCAGCACTTCGGACGCGTAAATTGCACGTTGTTGACACTGGCCCAGAACTTGCCGTATCATGCTGAGCATGAAGACCATCGTTCTACGCCAGCCCTGGGCGTCATTGGTCGCCGAGGGCAAGAAGACCATCGAACTCCGTACATGGAGCACGAAGCATCGAGGACCCATTCTGATCGTCGCTGGTCGCGGAGTCGATCACGCTGACGCGAAGAGACTTGGACGCACGAAGGAGCCCGCGGGCGTCACCCTCTGCATCGTCGATCTTGTCGACGTCCGAGAAGCCGTCCGCACCGATGACGATGGCGCGTGCTGCGCAGTGACACCCGGAGAATTTGCCTGGGTGCTCGCTAATCCGCGAGCGACAAAGCGCGTTTCAATCATCGGCAGACTCGGTCTCTACGAGGTCGAGCTATCGTCCGACGAACTCGGACTCTGATCTGGTCGCGGCGGATCGCGTCGAGCGCGCTCGACCATTGCTCTGACATCAGGCGTCAGCGCGAGCACGTAGCGATGTTTGCCGGGGACGATCTCGACGCGATCGCAGTCCTCTGGTCGAGGACACCGAACGCGCTTCCCGCCCGGTCGGATCACAGATCCTGACGCGCGGACGCTGCGCGAATGCAGCCATTCGCCGCGATAGAGATAGCGTCTATCGTCAGCGGTCTTGCCTGTGTAGATCCAGCCGGCGCCCTGATAGACGCCACCGTGATGACCCGCCTGCGGGTCAGCAAACGTCACGATCACCTTGATGCCCGGCGACTGCTTGCGGAGCATCAGCACTGCGATACGGATGATCCGCGAGACCTCGGTCTTGTGCTCGGACGAGAGCGCGATCCGATTGAGTTCGCACGACTCCAACGGAGTACAGCCGAATCGCTGTCCAAGCGTCGACGACGATCCAGGACCGAACGACACAACGCCCACGAATCGATCATCCTCCCACACGCCGAGTCTCACCAGCTTGCCGACTGGTACATCTGGACGATAGTACCAGCGACGGATAGCGGCCTTGTAGACGTCGTGAGATACGAAGTCGATTTTAAGGGAGCACTTCGCCACAGTGAGGACAGACCTTTGCGTCGAGTCTTGATTGATCGTCAGCCGACGACGACGAGACGTCATCGAGAATGGAGTCGCCGACGCTCGCGATCATCGCGTCAAGAGCCTCGGCGCTCAGACCGATGTCGCGCATCGTCTCGCTCTCGCGTCCGAACTGTGCAGCCATATCGACGATCGCGACTGCGTCATCGAAGCCCTGCAGTCCACGTGCGTTGTCCGCGAGGGTCATCGCGTCCGCTTCCGCATCGCTCACGTCGACGAAGCGCACGGGTACCATCCCTGGCCCCGGCGCGTCGCGATCGAACATGTGCTCGTGTCCACCGCGATGCTCGCCGTCGACTTCGATCCCAGCAAGGATCTCTTTCGCTGCTTCGAGTCGACCGTGTCCGCCGATGATTCGACGCGTTCGCTTCTGCGCGACGATCGGCGCGCCCCACGCAGTGCGGAGGATCGTGCGAGCGAGTCGCAGTACCTCCTGCCCGTGCTTGCGCGGATTCTTCGGGTTCGGCTTGAGCTCGTCGACGTGCACCCAGGTCACAGCCTCGGGCGCGTCTGCGCGTTGGGGTATGGATTTTTGCTTGGGATTTCCCACGCTCAAACATCCTGCGGTGGACTCTCGGCCCGTCAGTTCGTCCTGCGTCCGCTCAACAGGTCGCGGCGCTCCCACTCAGCGAGTGAGTGCAGCGCGACCGTGCGACGACCCGGACCAGCGCAGTAGACGACCTCGCCGCCAGCGCGGATGGCGTCCTCTGCGAACGCTCGCTCGAGCCTGTCCGACTCGCGCGCGTTGGCTGCGATCGCGTCGAGCGCGTCTCTGTCGACGTAGCGTCTCAATGCACGAGCCCTTCGACGTCGGCGCCGATCATGCCCGCCTGGTGCTTCCAATGCGCGACCTTGCGCTCGGAGTGATCGAGCATGCGCGTCAGCGTCTCGACCTGCTGCCGGAGGTCGACGACCTCGCGTGCGTACTCAGCGGCGAGTTCAGCGCCAGCACAGACCGCCTGAAACCACTTGTCGTCCTGGAGTACCGCGAGCGCGGCGAGCTTGAGTGCAGTGTTGATCGCGTCGCGCATCATGGAAGTCTCGGTCGATCGCGGAGGTGTCTGCGGACGGCGTCGGACCCGAGCCCAACGCGTCCGTACGTCGCGACGTGCAGCGACGGGCGACCGTCCTCGTCGCGGTGAGGCTCGCGGCACTGCAACGGATCGAAGCCATCGCCGCGCGCGTTCATCTCGTAGCGCTGCCCCGGCTGCTTGCCGTGCGTCGAGAACACGCGGGCAGTGAACGGCCCGAGGATCGCGATCTCTTCGGCCACCGCCGCTTCGGCGTTGAGGCCAGTCGAGAGCAAGTGACGACGGAGTCGATTCACGGT